CGCAAACTATATGTTCCATCTTGATTCTGTGTAATCACATCACATAAGACTTCAGCAGTGCGACCAATGACCAAATTACGGTTAGTCCAATAGTCATCTCTATCAACATCACTAAAGCCACTACCCACATTGACTGTAATTTCTTTCCCGTCGTCAACTCCATGACAAACCAATGCTCCAAGTCTTCCCAAGTTTCTACCAGTACCTTCTTCAACACCCACAACCTCCAAGTCTACAGTTAATGTTGGCTTCCATTTCATCCAGTCAGTACTACGTTTACAGACATACGGTGCTTCTAATTCTTTAATCATAATGCCTTCAAACCCTGCGTTCACATTGTCCTTAGCATATCTTTCAAGTTGATCCTTACCTGCGGCTGTATCTAAGTCAACCATAATGTGTGGCAGTAGTTCAACGTTAGGCATATTATTATAATCAACAACAGGGCGAATAGCATCAAGTAATGCAATACGTTTGCGTAGCTGTGCATTATAATGTCCTCGTCTGAAGTCTTGTAGGGGAATAATATCAAAGATGTTGAATACACTATCATCCGCCTGCGCATCAGTTTTACGGCGTGCTTGACGCATAAGTTCTTGGAACGTATTACCAATCACTTCACCATCTAATACAAATCCATCAACAAGACTACGGCCTTGATCTACACCTTTACATGCACGAACAATATTAACAAAGTTTTCACGAATCTGATCTTCAATGTGACTAAAGTTCTCAAAAATTTTACCATTACGACTATAGCAAACTACAGTGATACCAAAGTCACTAGGTATTACAGTGAATAATGCACGAACACCGTCAAGCTTTGGCTCAAGGCGTTTGATGCCCTTCATCTCAGGACGACCTTCGCTATTAGTAGCAAGTTGACAACCAAAGATAGGAATCTCGTAATCTGTTTTCTTACAGATTTTGTTGACTGTCTTATCTGAAATACCTGCACGTAAGTCTCTACGCAATACAGGTGCTAAGAATGTATTCCATTCATCACTATCAAATCGTTCAGCAGTAATTTGAATAGCATCACGTGCGGCATGTCCGGTCAATCTACGTTGACTAAGTTGTAGCATCAACTCATGAAACTCATCCCAAGGATTTTCTGCATCGGTAATACCCACTGTGTCTGGTACTTGACGAACACCAAATGTCACATAAGGATTGTAACATGCTTTTACAAAAGACAAGAAATTGATAGCATTAGTACTACCTAGGACACTTGCCTCTAATGCTTGTTTGATAACGTCTTCCTTGTGTAGGCGACTATCTGACTCGTTTAATTTATTAATCCAACTTGCACTCATTCTTCAACTTTCAAAATACATCTAACTTGATTTAGTAAATGTTTTCATTTATTTACAAATTCTTTAAACAATAGATATATTTTTTCAGGTTCGGCAGTCCAGGAAAAATTTAAAATAATTTTATCATTTTTCATATTAAAACCAATTCTCTGCCCTGCAAAACCTACCATCCAAAAATCATCATTTAATGTATCTTTGTTTTTAACAAAGAATTGATATCCATAATTAGAAAAATCTGGTGACTTTGCATATGCCTGTGTAGTAGTTGCATCTTTAATAAAGTTTGATACACAAGTGCCTGATTTATTTTTTAACTGATCTCTAATATACAATGATATTCTTATCCAATCTCTCATAGTTGCAAAGTAAAAAGAATGAGTTATTTCATTTCCGTCTTTGTCGAGACTCCAATAACTGAAATTTTTTAAACCAGCCTTTTTGCCAATTGTTGATTGATAATAATCAGTAAATGTTGTCCCAGTAGCTCCTTTGATTACAAAATAAAGAGCATCAGTATCCATATTGCTATAGTTCCATGGAGTACCTAAGAAAGAAATATTATCATTATTACTGTGCTTAGACATAATATCCAGCATTGATGTTCTTAGAAAAAGAAGATCATCTGTCGCTTTGTAGTAAGGTTGACCATGATGGCTTGATGCTGTTCTTACTCCACTACTCATCTTTAGCAGATTCCGTATCGTTACCTTTCCTATAAAAATATTTTTCAATTCGGGTGCATATTTTTCTGCAACATCATCTAAACTATTAATTTTACCAGAACAATAAGCTTCGCCAATAGTCAATGCTGTCAATGATTTTGCCATCGAGAAACTAACAAATTTGTGATCTTCTGTTGCACCTTTGGTATATTTTTCATACACAACATTTCCATTATCAATTAATGCTAGTGCAACAGTTCCCTGAGATTGTAAATGTTCGTTGGCAAATGATTCAATTTTTGTATTCGTCGCCGTCGATATATCTCTAGTGTTGCGAGCAGGAAATACTTCACGTTTTATAGAAATGTTTTCTATATTTCTATATATAGATGCTGGCGAACTTAGTCCTGGACTAGGCTGTGCATTTGCAAAGGTAGATACTAAAGCAAGAACAATAGTTAGTTTTTTCATCATTCAACTCTGAAATGTTGTTTAATCAATTTAGCACCAAATTCTGGATCGTAGGGAAATGGTTCATCTTTACATTTAATTAGTTCATTTGCACATTCCTGCACAATCAACTCGGCAAACTTTTCCAATCGATGATCATATACAATATTGTCATTTTCTATATGCCCAAAATTAGATTTGGCTGCTAATTCTTTAATTAGTTTGTTCATAATTTATCCTGAGAATGGCCACGCTGTTGTTGCTACAAAAGGTGGACGGGGTTTAAGTTCTACTGTTTCAATACTCTCATTATACACGTCCTCGTCAATTTTGTCAACTACAAATGGACCCAAAATAGTAATAGTATCTTCTTCAACTTCCCAATTATGATCACCATCATAGAGCCAACCTGCACCACCGTCTGCCCAAAGTTGTTCAATTTCTTCTTTTTCTTCTTCAGTGAAACTGTCATCAAATTCAAAATCTACGGCACAGAGGTCCTCAAGTTCACAACCCCAACCGATAGTAGGATCTACTGAATGATATCTATCATCACTAAAGGGCAACTCTGATTCATCTTCTACAAACCCTTGTCCCCAACGATACAGTTCAGTTACACTCCAACCACGGATATTACCTTCTGAATCTTTACTGTAAACATCGTAGAATGCTTCAACAGATTTTTTATCAGAGGGTTTGATACGATATAAGATAGCCATTATTTTGCCTTACGTTTATTACATTCTTTAGTTACTTCGTCGGGAACATGTTCATAGGTATCTAGTTTGGAACATTGATACTCTAATACAACGTAATCAGGATCGTCCGTACCTTCTCGTACAAACCAAACCATTCCTACAACTACTAGTATTGTTATAATTGTTGTTTTAATAGTGTCCATGTTGTTACTCCTTACGGAGTATTTAGTTACCAACTACTGTTGTAAAATACTTTCAATCCCAAGAACACTTCTGCCTTAGCGTTGTTTACAAACTCAAGGTCTTGTTCATAGTAGTGATTGTCAGAAGGATTGCCAAAAAAGAAACCTTCAGTATCTGGAAGTTTACCATTCCGAATGGCTAGTTCAAGGTTATCTAAGTCATCCCATGTTAATTCAAGTTCAATGCCGTTGAATATAGGCCAACCAACACTTTGTCTTGGACGACCTTTACTAACCCAAAGTTGTTCCATCCAACCATGTAAGTTAGGATGCTTACGCCAATACGCAATCTCGTATGGCTTAGTAACTGTGTCACTTTTAAAATCATTTGTTGTCCCATCAAACTCTGCGTTTTCGTAGAATTCATTGTATTGCCCTTTCTTACTGGCAACATAAGCATACATATCTAGTCCCATAATATCCTCCACCTTTTTACGTTTATATTTCACTTAACCTGGTCAACAGTTACCTGTTTAACTTTTTCTACTCCACTGTCAGCAATTTTAGCAATACCACTAAAGCCCACAGTTGATACTACAATGCCAAGAACAAAACCTATTAATAAATTTGTCATTTTAAATCTCCGGAAATTTGAATACTTGCCAATCTTCAGCATACTCTGTTTTTAAAACAGTTGCCGCATCTGTATAGCCGTGATTGACTAATGTTTGAGTACAAGACTCAATAACTAAACTAGCAAATTTATCAGGATCAAAATCATGTGCATAGGTAAAAATATTACCCTCCTCATCAATTTCAATATAGCCACCTGCTTGTTTAAAAAGATTTTGAATATCTTTATTCATCACTCATCTCCTCAATTCCAAAATGTATTAATAAATCTTTACCTAACAACGGACCATGTTCCCATACACTACGGGCATAACGGTCACATTCACGTACAATCAGTTCTGCGAACTTTTCACTATCAAACCTATCTACCATATAACTGTCAAAAGCATTTGTACCACGTACTTCATGCACGATACATTGTGCCTTTAACTTTGTTATCAATTCTGTATTCACTCAATTACCTTTACACGATTAAGTTGGGTACTGTTATCTCTATGTGCTTTGACAGTGCCATTAATGTTCAAAACTTTTCCAATGTCCAATGCTTCTTTATAAGCAAAGAACACTACTTGGTCATTAGTAGTAATACCAGTAACATAGTTTGTATTCCATTTCATTGAAAATACTGATTTCAATACTTCAATAGAAGCAGTAACCTTGTCATTAGCTTTACCAATAAAACCACCTGTAGCAAAATTAATACGTTGATCTGCCGATTGACGTACAACACCACGCTCATAGCATGATGGTAAACTAGCAATAACAGCAACATCATAATTACCAGTGATAACATCCCGATTAGCAATCAACATAGCTGTATTGTCAAAATCACTTAGTTGTTTACCTTGTAGGATCTTGAATGTATATGCCTGATAAAAAGCACGAACCTTTACACCTTGTTCACGATCCTCGTCGGTGATACTTGATAGGTCAGCTAGCAATTGTTCAACAATCATACGATTGGATAACTTTGTTGTAGCAGGATCTGATTCAGAAATTACACTCAACTTGATGTAACTACCGTTGATGCGTTGTGCCGCACATGCCGCACTCCACACATTATCAGCATCATGTTGAACAGAAACCTTTTGAGTTTTGGTTCTTGCACGATACGGAGTAGTATCATCAGCATGACCCATACGTTGAATTTGACGGCTAGTCATATTTGATACGTTAGCAAATCCGGGCATCATTTTCTCCTTAAACTTCAGTTTCGTATTCGTAAAACTTAACAGATGGATCCAACTGTTTTAGTTGTTTAGCGGCAGTCATTAATTCTTTGTAGCGACGGTTAACTTCTGCACGGGGCAATTCACCATCACAGGTCAAGTTCTCAGGACTAAGAGCAGAATCAATTTGATCTGCCAAACGTTGACGGCCAGCTTGAGTAGTAATTTCGTATTGCTCACCCTTAAAGATTGAGTTCCAGTGATTCTTCTGGTCAATGTATTTTTGCAATGCTTTCATGTTTAACTCCGTTGTTTAACTGTTTAAGATTCTATTATAGCACAATGCCCATTTATTGTCAAATATAGAAATCTGACGTAAAGCCCAATTTAGCGTAGACCACTTCACGGACTTCTGTATCCATTGCTTCACCGAATAATTTATAATCACTATCGGCAAGGTCACGCAAATTTTGATAGACTACAGGCCAAGTGCTTTTCTGCATTCTGTGGAATTCAATGATATCAGCAATTTGTTTGTTACCTTCATCGCTAAACATTCCGTATGTCATTTTGTGTCCTTTATCTAACTGTTTAAGATTCTATTATAAGCCCAAATCCATTTATTGTCAAATTTAAGCGGCTAATAGTTGTTGCGTTTTAGCAACATTATCTTGGACCAACTGCTCAAACCCTGCTTTAGTAACTGGGTAACCCTGCGCTTTAAGCATCTTTTTGATGTGGGGTTGAATATAGCCTTTAGATTGTAATATTTCAAGTGGTGATTCACTCTTTTCTAAGCGACCAAAGTATTCCTCAACTGTAAAGTTCTTTGTAAGGAATGTAAGGAAAGTTGCTTTGCTACCTTTAGCATATTTGAAACGTACTACAAATTTAG